TGATCTAAAGAGACCATATTGCAATCATTATGTTGGTGAAACTATCATCAATCACAGAATGGGTATGCACAATGGTATCTATCAGTTAGAGATGGTGGTACTTGCAGAACACAAACAACAACAAGGTGATGATGAATTTGACACGTCATACTCAACACAGTACAGAGTTATGAGATTGCAAGAAGGAGTCTACACTCAACAGGTTTACACACAAGAAGGAAAACAGATGACAGCAGGTCCAATTATGACACCGACCATACAAGGTAGGTTGATGGACTACATTCCTTTCGTCATCGTGAACACAACATCATTGGGATGTGATTATGAAGATTCACCACTTTTAGATTTGGTAAATCTCAACATCAATCATTACAAATTTTCAGCAGACATAGGACACGCACTACACTTTACAAGTTTACCTACACCATACGCAACAGGAGTGGATAATTATGGTGGAGAGAGTAAAGAAGCAACACCATTACGAATTGGTTCAACGAATATGTTGATGTTACCACAAGGTGCCACTGTCGGTATGTTAGAATTTTCTGGTGCGGGTGTTGGTTCATTGAGAAACTATCTTGGAGACTTGGAGAACAAGATGGGAAAACTGGGTGCGAGGTTATTAGAGAAGCCGTCAGCACAACCAGAGACGGCAGAAACAACTTCAATCAGACAAGCGGCAGAAGGATCAGCATTGATCACTGTTGTTGAGTCAGTTGATGCAGGTATAACTCAGGCATTGAAATATTGTGCTGACTATATGGGCATTGACATAGATGAAGTTGACGCAGAACTTAACAGAGATTTTATTGCGGCACAGATAGATTCAAAATCTTTGATAGATATGATCAAAGCATATCAAGATGGTGGTATATCAGAAGAGACATTGTACTACCAATTGCACAAAGGTGAGATACTACCACCTGATCATAACAAACAACAAGAAATTGCGAGATTACAGGCACTGAAACCACCGGTGGAGCAACCCGCTTCAGCACCTGTATTGGCTGATGGAGTCGAGGGACACCCGCCAGTCACGTCACCAGAAAATTTGGTGACACATATGAGACAAATGATACAAGATGGAATGAGCAATGAAGAAATAATTGCACTACATCCAGAATTAAGTAGATTTTTCTCATAAAATCATATAAAGTTAACCGTGTTTAACAAAAGGAGGACTCGATGTCTAACGAAACACAACAAGAACAATCAAACGAACCAACAAAACAACCCCTAACACTTTACACTGACTCATTGGATTCAATTCCTGAATCATTACATTCATTCTATGAACAACAAGAAGATGGATACAAACTGAATGTGAAGAATGCAGTGCCAAGTGCCAAACTAGATGAATTTAGAACCAACAACAGAAAACTAAATGCTGAACTTGAAGAAATGAGAAAGCAGATGAGTTATGTTGATATGGACGAATACAATAGATTGAAAGATCAATACTCAAAAGAGAAAGCCAAAGGTTCAATACCTGAGACAGATGTTGAACAGACACTTTCAAAGAGAACTGCAGAGATGAAAGCAGAGTATGAGAAGAAATTGGCTGAACTGAATGACAACTATTCACAAGCCAGTCAGAAACTTTCTACAGTGTTGATTGACAACCAAGTGCAATCAAGTGCGGCCAAACACAATGTGAAACAGACGGCATTTGAAGATGTGTTGTTGAGAGCAAAGAACACTTTTGGTCTCGAAGATGGTGTTGCCATCGCCAAAGATTCAAAAGGTGAAACAATATACAACGCAGAAGGCGAACCATTGACGATTGATCAATGGATCAACAAATTGCAAAAAACAGCAGGACATCTTTTTGAAGAATCAACTGGTGCTGGTGCAAAAGGTCAGACTAGACCAGTGCAACAACAGACACAGATGAGTTCTTTAGACAAGATACAGGCTGGTTTAAGAGCAAACAATAAATAAGATTATAATTACCGTAGTGATTATACCTGGACGATCTGGGAAAAGGACATAGGCAATAATGCCTATGTATTAACAATTCAACCATAAGGAGATAAAAAATGGCTGATATTACAACTTCAACCCTATTGGGTTTGACACAGGCTGTAAAACACTTCAACAATCCAATTGCTGATGGTGTTGCGGACACTGTGATAACAGTTGCTCCGTTCTACGAATTGGTACCTTTCATTCCAGTGAGAGGTTCTTCATTAATCGTGAACCAAGATGCAACAACAGGTATGGTAGGTTTCTCTGCAGAAGGTAATGACCTTACTACAGATACTGCTGTATCAAAACCAATGTCAACAACTCAAAGAACTTTCGCTATGAAGGCTCTTTTAGGTCAAGCGAACGTGGACAGATTTTCTGCTTCTACTTCAGCGGCCGGTGGTGTTGATCAAATGGCTCTACAAGTAGCGTCTAAATCAAGAAACATCGCAAGAAAAGCCTACGAGCAAGTAGCAAAAGGCTCAACTGCTGGTGATACTGCTGGTTTTGACGGTTTACCTGAATTAAGACAACAGTCTGCAAACTCAGGTACTGCTTATGACCTATCAACTGTGGCTAACACATTCAGTGCCTTTGATGCGGCAATGAATCTTGTTACTTCAAAAGATGGTCAAGTAGACTTCATTATGTGTTCATCAAATGTGATTGACAAATTCAAAGCGGCTGTGAGAGCAACTGGTTCTGGATTTGATTACTTCACATCACCGATCCTAAACAGAAATATCCTTGCATACGAAGGTGTTCCTGTGTTAAGAAACGACTACCTAAAAGGCTTTGACGAGCAAGGTGGCGTTGCTAATACACAAGAGGCAATCTACGCAGGCTGTATGGAAAGTGGCGGAAATGATGGTTTATCAATGATCTACCCTGAAGGTACTCCAGCGGGTATCGACGTTAGAGCATTAGGTGAGTCAGAAATCTTTAATGCCGACATTACTCGTGTAGCAATGTACACAGGATTAGCATTACACAACGACAAAGGTCTTGCCGTTGCATATGCGACTGTATAATACATAACACTGAACAAGGCCCTTTATGGGCCTTGTTTTCTCTTTAACGCATAGGACATATAAATACAATTACAATGAGTTTAACATTAATCACAACACCAGGTGCGACAAATTCAAATTCATATGCCACAGTGGCAGAAGCAAATACCTATCACGATTCAGTCAGAGAACAGGCAGACCTAGTTTGGTCAGCATTACACGAAGGCAAGAAAGAAAGATTGCTAGTGATGGCGACTAGATTGATAGATGAACATTTTGTTTTCCTAGGACACGAAAAAAATTCAGATCAGGCATTACATTGGCCAAGAACGGGTGTTCTCAAAGATGGAAAATATGCATCAGGTCTAGTAGACACAATTGACAATGACACGATACCACAATTTGTAAAAGATGCCACAGCAGAATTTGCCAGATTACTTTCAGCAGAAGACACAACCGCTGATGATGACACGGCAGGCTTCAAACAGATTATGGTACAAGGTATATCATTGACTATGGATCAGAGTTCAAGAATATCCAAAGGTGTTATCAGATCAAGTGTGTATTCAATTTTAAGAAAATATGGTGACTACATTGCACCATTAAACGCAGGCTCTGGAGGCATTGGTCAAAATAGAACAGTGAGGTCTTAACAATGGGATTAAGAGCCACTATCCAGAACGCGGCGAACTCAGCCTTTAGTGCATTGGGTGACATACCTATTTCAATTTCATATGTTCAAGTTTCAGCAGGTGGTTATAACACGACCACAGGAACAACTACAGAAACAACTATCACAAGCACACTGACAGGTCTAGTCACAAAGTTTGAAGAAGAACGAATCACGGCAGGCCAAGCACAGAACACAGACAGACAGATTCTAATCCCAGGCAAAGATCTAGACTTTGCACCAAAACCACAAGACAGGATCACATTTGATTCATTGACTTATGAAGTCTACAAAGTGGAAAAAGATCCAGTCACAGCATTATACAAGATAGCCATCAGAGAAAGATAACAATGGCCAGACCAAATGTTTATAACAGGGTGTCGGACAAGGTTGAAACGAATGGCATACAGAGACAGTTAGTCGGTTCCAAAAAGATGTGGGGTCTACAACACAAGGGTGAATGGATAGTCGAAGTTAGATTACCAACTTGGATAGGTGGTATTTACAAATACACCAAATGTTTCTATCCAACAATCAAGGCCGCACAGGCACAACAAAATAAGTACATAAAACGATTTGGATTACAATGTGAAGTGGTCCAATTAAAACAAGGAGGGTCAGAAGATGGCGAGAATGAGTAAAAAGAAAAAACGTGGTGGAAAAAGAGGCGGTAAGAAAAGAAGAGGTTAATTGGACTGAATATTTTGCTTCAATTGTCGCAGTGTGTCCTTGGTCAAAGGCATATTGGTCAAAACAAAAGATAGATGTAGCAAGATGGCAAGGAACAACTAACGTCAAACCATTGGGTGACTATGTTGCTAGGATGTGGATCCACAAGAATGCAAGTGGTAGACAATTATGCAACCTACATCACACAATGAACGAACAGAGGCAAGATGAAGAATGGTTGTATTCTCACAGATGCTATGGAGGACATTCAACTCCGGTGCCAGTGTTGATACAACAGGATCTCAAATTGCTGACAAAGATTAGAAAAGGTTTAAATGGCTAAAGTCAAAGAACAAGTAATACACGAATACACCAAGAAGAAGACCAGCATTGGTGGTGGTAAACACTCAAAGGCTATGATGAACAAGTCAAAGAGAAGAAGTTATAAGAAATACAAGGGACAGGGCAGATGATCAAGTGGATGATAATGATAGCATTGTTTTGGTTATTGATATATTGGTTCGCTGTCAGCCTAGGATTATAAGATGTGGTTAGATAGACAGATATTGAAATTTTGTGGTTTGTTAGACCGTTTGTGTGAAGGCATAGAACGATTGGTTATACCACAACCAAAGAAACGGAAAGGCAAGAAAAATGGCAAAATATCAAAGTAGAACAGTAGCATTGAACAAACCATTCAGATTGGGCTCAGGTGAGAGCAAGAAGTTTGGTGTTTATGTACGGAACAAAAGCACAGGAAATGTAAATAAAGTTACATTTGGACAACGCGGTGCCAAGATAAAAAGAGACAATCCAGCCAGAAGAAAGAGTTTTATGGCCAGGATGGGTGCAGTGTTAGATGATGTGAAAGGACAAAAGACTTTGAGCCCGGCATACTGGGCAGTAAAAAGTTGGAGAAAAGGATTTAAGATATAATGGCTTTGACTATACCACAGGCACTGAAAAGAATTGATAAACTTATGAATCAAGTTCAACGTGGATTCGTGGACGAAGGTGCAAAATTAGCCAGATCAAAAACACCTGTAGACACAGGAAAATTAAAAAGCAGTTGGACGACAAATCCATCTAATTTTGGAACAAAGTCATCTATAGATAACAATGTTGGTTATGGAGGATTTGTAGAGAATGGAACTTCAAAAAACAGACCAGCCAAGATGGCCGCACAGGCAGTTCAATCTATGCGATCAGGAGCCAACAGCATAGTTAGAAAGGCCACAAGATAATGACATACCAAGCAGAAAGATCCAGCATAGAAAAGAGACTTTTAGATAACCTATCAGATGTATA